CAGTGGTGCCACGGCGCAATCGACCCCGACTGCGTGACGCCCGGCGTGAAGGAACCGTTCGCGCTATGGGCTGGGCGGGATCATCCGCAGAAGGGCCGCATTAACGCGCGGATCTGGGCACAACGAAACGGGATGCCGTTACGCGAACTGACGAACGTCCCGCGTGCGCAAGTACTCGACGCGATGGCTGTTGCCGAAGTGTTCGTCTACCTGCCCAAAGGGCACGACACGATTCCGCGAACGCTGATCGAAGCTGAACTAGCGGGCTGTCGAATCGTTACCAACGCTGACGCCGGACGCCGTGACCCTGGACCGATCCGGGATGTACTCGCCGCGCAGATCACAAACTTCTGGACTTGGACAAAGGAGAACGCGTGACGCTGTATGCATCAACCGCGCAGATTAAGGCGGCGCTGCGCATTTCCGATACCGTAGATGACGCGCTCATCGACGTCGCCGGTTCCGCCGCCTCCGACCTCATCGACCGCCACTGCGAACGCACGTTTGGCACCGTCTCGGAGTCGCGGTACTTCGCGCCGTCGGATGGGCTGCTGTGCCAGGTCGATGACCTGGCCGGGACTGCCGTCACCGTCGCCACGTCCTCGTCTGCGAATGGCACGTATGACGTGACGTGGACCGCCACCGACTACCAGCTGGAGCCGGTGACGACGGCGGGGATCAGTGCACCGTTCACCCGGATCCGTGCAGTCGGTAACTACCTGTTCCCCGACGCGTACGGTGAAACGACGGTGAAGGTAACGGGCGTGTTCGGGTGGCCGTCTGTGCCGCCGTCGGTTATTCAGGCCGCCGTCATTCAGGCGTCGAGGCTGTTCAAGCGCCTCGATTCACCCCTGGGTGTCGCGGGGATATCTGACATCGGCGTGATGCGTGTCAGCCGTGGACTCGATCCCGACGTGGCGCAGCTGGTCGCGCCGTTCAAGCGCGTCGGCGGGATACGTTGAGGTGGCGAATTATGACTTCCCAGCGCTTTATAACAATTACTGGACCTATGACAATTCGACGCCGATGAGCGCGATCCGTAACGGTCTGGCCGCGCAGCTTCAAGGCGTTAGTGGGCTGCGTGTTCCGGCTGAAATCCCCGACAACCCGACCCCGCCCACGGCGCTCATGCGCCCTGAGTCGATCACGTATAACAACTCATTCAGTAAGGCCACCGGATCGCACACGTATACGTGGGTGGTTCTGGTGATCGTGGGGCGTGCGTCGGAACGTACCGCTCAACGGGCGCTAGACGAGTACTGCGACCCGTCGTCGTCGAGTTCAATCAAGGCCGCAATCGAGGCCGATCAAACGCTGTCCGGTGCCGCGCTGGATTGCCGGGTTACGGAAATGCGCGGCTACCAGGCAATACCAGTCGGAGAGAACACATATCTCGGTGCCGAGTTCGTCGTCACCGTAATCGCATAAGGAGAAATCATGGCGAAGTTCGTCGCAACCGATTACAAGGTGACGATCAACGGAACTAACTTCAGCACGAACCTGGCGCAGGTCGAACTGAACGTCGAATCTAACGACGTCGAAACGACCGCGTTCGGGACCGAATGGGAGGCAAAGGCAGGCGGGCTGAAGAAGGGTTCCGTCACATTGCAGTTCCTCCAGGACTTCGGTGCGTCCTCGATCGACCAGACGCTGTGGCCGCTGCTCAACACGGTGGCAACGGTTGTCGTGACGCCAACCTCTAGTGCCGTCAGCGCCACGAACCCGTCGTACACGGCGACGTGCCTGGTGAACAAGTACCAGCCGTTCGCCTCTAGCGTCGGTGACCTCGCCACGCTGTCGGTGTCATGGCCCACCACCGGAACCGTTACGCGGGGAACTTCGTGATCCGCTTCAACATCTCGGTGTCCTATGCCGACGGGTCAGCAGCCGCCACGGTTGCTGGCCCGCCGGACCTGGTGGCCTTCGAGGCGGCGTACGACCGTTCGGTGGCGAGGTTTGAAACCGAGCTGCGGATGACCGACATCCTCTTTCTGGCCTGGCATTCACTCAAACGTCAGGGCAAGACGTCTGCCGGGTTCGATGACTGGCTGAACACCGTCGAGGACTTTCAGATGGACGGTGCCGCAGAAGTCCCCCCCTCGGAGACTCCAGCCAGCACTGGCTGATCGCGTGCCTTGCTGTCGAGACGGGGATCCCGCCGCGACAGTTGCTGCTGGAGTCTGACCGAATGCTGCTCACCCTCGTGCGGGCAGTGCAGGCAAAGAACAGGCGGGAGTAGTTATGGCGCGCGCTTCGGCGGGGATAGACACCGCGTTTTTTACGGATCTGAACAAGTTCCTCAACGCGGCGAACCGGGTCGACGGCAGCTTTAACAAAGAACTACGCAAAGCGTCACAGCAGGTTGCCAACGATCTCGCTAGTGACGTCGCAGCGCGGGCGAGCGGGCCGTATTCGCGCGTGTGGGGATCGCTGAAGGCGGTCAGTGACCGCTCCCCGGTCGTGCGACTTGACGGTTCAAAGGTCTACCGCAGATCACGGGCGCAATCTCGCGCCACTGGCAAGCGTCGCGCTAATAGTGCGCGAATGTCGGACGTGTTCTTCGGTGCCGAGTTCGGGTCGGACAGGTACAAGCAATTCCCAAGCTGGGCAGGCCAACGCGGCCACGTCTTCTGGCCCACGGTGCGCGCTAACCGCGCCAAGATCGCAGACGACTACCTAAGCGCAATCGAGCGCGTGTGGAACTCCATACCCGGCGGCAAGTAGACCCTAGGAGCGACTGTGGCAGGTTCTCGCACATTCGAGATCAAGCTTGTCGGCGATGCCCGCGACGCAGTGAATGCGTTCCAGCAGCTCGGGCAACACATGTCCGGGATCAATACGAAGTCCGTCACGCTCGGCACCACCCTGGGCAACCTGCTCAGCCGTGGCCTGACTGCCCTCGCGGGAAACATCCTCGACGCAGGTCAGGCGCTATTCAGCTTTGCCGGTGACTCAATGAAGGCCGCGCAAGAGTCCCAGATTGTCGATAACAAGCTGACGCAAGTCGCGACGTCGATGGGAATCTTCGGCAAGGAGACCGGCACCGTCGTAGCGCGACTGCAGGACTACGCCGCACAGACGATGATGCAAATCGGCGTCGATGATGAAGCCATTAAGACCGTCCAGACAAAGCTGCTGACGTTCAAGGAGCTGGCTAAGACTGCAGGGCTGACCGGTGGCGCATTCGACCGCGCCACGAAGGCAGCCTTCGACCTGGCGTCAGCGGGCTTCGGTACAGCCGAAACCAACGCCGTCCAACTCGGCAAGGCGCTACAAGACCCGGTGAAGGGGCTCACGTCACTAGGTCGCGCCGGTGTCACGTTCACCGAGCAGGAGAAAGAGCGCATCAAGACCCTCGTTGAGTCCAACAGGATGGGCGAAGCGCAGGCTATGGTCCTGGCCGCGATTGAGAAGCAAGTCGGGGGCACCGCTGCCGCCTCAATGACTGCCAGCCAAAAGATGTCCCTAGTCTTCGGTGAACTGCAGGAGTCGGTGGGCCAGGCGCTACTGCCCGCGTTCGAGGTACTCGCGGACTTTGTGACCACCACCGTGCTGCCCGCGTTTCAGGACTGGTGGTCTAAGCACGCGCCGCAGGTTAAGCAAGCACTTGTCGATATGGCGAAGTGGATCACAGACAAGGCGATTCCCGCACTACAGGAGTTCTGGAGCTGGATCCAGGAGAAGGCGATCCCCGTCCTCAAGGAATACGCCGACTACATCCGTAACGACATCTGGCCGACGATCCAAAAGTTCGGGGAACTACTCGGCGCGCTCGGTGAAGCGTTCGGCAAGTCCGGTGATGCGGCGGGCGGGTCCGCTGATTCGTTCGACACGATCAAATGGATATTTGAGCAGCTCGGCGAAGCGCTGGACAAGCTGCGCACGATCATGGATTTCGCTATCGGGCAAATCCACATGCTCGGCGACACGGTGGCGGGAATCATCTCGGGATTCAGCGCCGTGAACGACGTCATCGTGAACTTCACAACGACGCTCGCAAACCTAGCCAGCCAGGCCACCGCAGCGGTAGTCGCAGTCATCGGGAACCTGTACAACATAGGCCGCGATGCCATCACCGGCTTCGCTACCGGTGTCTACGAAGTGTGGGCCACTGTCAGCCAGTGGTTCAACGGGACGCCCGCGCTGCCTCTTCTACACATCTGACGCTGCCGACGCTCCACACTGTCTACATCGCGGTGATCCCCGTAGCCTTAAAACAAAAACAAAACAACAACACAAAAACAAAAAAAACACCCTACAAATACGACCACACCGCGCCACTA